ACTTTCGTTTTGTTCTGCCCTGTTTCGTTTTCTAAAAATCATGTGTATTTAATTTGGTTGTAAAGTTAGCGCAAAAAAAGATAAAATATTTTATAAAATTTTTATAAAATTATTTGCAGTTATGAAAATTAGGTGTAATTTTGTATCAACAAATAAGGGAACGGAATTATTTAAACTTCAAAAAACTTCAAGCCATGTACTTAAGAACAATTTTCACAGAAATGAAATCACAGATTGTAAACACTCAATCAATGATTAACAGCATTAAATCTGATGTTGTATCAGAAAACCTTTCTAAAGGTTGCGAAGGTGCTGAATGGCCTCAATACCGTTCTATTTATTCAGTATTGCCTACTGATTCAATTGCTAAAATTGAAAGATTAGGTTCTGCTATTGGAATGTCTGCAAATGACATGATTATGTTTCTTAGCGTTAAAAGCTATGATTTTAAATACTATCTTTCATTAGTTAAATAACTTATTAAAGGTTTTCGGTCAACCTACAAAACCGAATCTTTAACTTTTTAAAACTTCACAACATGAAAACACTACTTTTTATTTTACTATTTAGCGCGGCAGCATACGCGCAAACAGACACTATGTACTGCATTCAAATACTTAGCACAAGACACCCTGAATTTATACGCGCTGAACATTTAGCGATGTGTACACTTGAACAGGCGCAAGTAGAACAAACAGATAGCTTATACAGGATTATGTTTGTTTACAATACTTATGAAGAAGCTGAAATAATGCTTACAACGTGGAAGCGCGCACACAAAGATGCGTTTATTTGCCGCCGTACATCACAACAAGTTCTTAACTTTTATCAATTTTACACTTATGATTAAGCACGTAAGCATTAAGCAAAATAACCACCGAAACAAAAGCGGCATATTGCAAAAATTTTTATCGGAAGCTCAAAAGTATAAGCCGTTAACATTTGAACAAGAACGCACGGCCACGCGTGAACAGCTTATAAATCATAATATGTTATTCGCCGCCTCAATAGCTTTTAGATATGATAATGCGCAAATCGATATTATGGATTTAGTAAGTGAAGCTATGTTAGGTTTAATTAAAGCCTCCGATACATTTAACCCAGCGTTTGAAAATAAATTTATCAGCTATGCACTATTTCACATTCAGCAGCATATCAAAGAATTTATTGATACTAAGAAAAATGTTGTTAGATACCCGCACAGGCTGCAACAAATTAAATACGCAATTGCTAATATTCAGGAACCTGACACCGAAGCGCTGGCAAAACGTTTTAACGTTAAAGAGCGCGTTGTAAAATCAGCCCAATGTATAGCAGGATTTGTTAGTTTAGATGAAACAAATGAAGATGGTGATAAAATATATCAGGTTGCATCAGATGACCTTTGCGATAAGCATGTTTTAAAGTTAGAACAAAATGAACTTTACAAAGATGTTACCCGGTGCTTAACCGCTAAAGAATTAGAAGTTTTAAAGTATAGATACTTTGATATGTTCCCTCAAGAACTTACACAGGTTAGCCAAAAAATGAATATCAGCCGTGAACGCGTTAGGCAAATTCAAGAACAGGCGTTAAAAAAAATACGAAATAAATATGCAAACGGAATCTAAATGGATACGCGAACTAATATTAAGCGGTCAAACTGATAATATTGAACTTGGTTTAATCCTGAATGATTCTTTTAACTGTTTTCCGTTAACCCGTAAGTTTTACAGAAAACATAAGCGCTTTAAATTCTGGCATCCACCGCGGCACTATTCTGTTTTAGAATCAGAAAGCCGTTATTATTCATGGGTTGCACTATTGAATAACGAACTTAAAACGCATAAGGCTTATTTTTGGTTAGACTTTAAAGAACCAAAGTATAAAACGCCATGGGAGCATTGGCAGCTGCATATTACTAATTATTTGAAATGGCCTTATAATGGCCCAATGTTTACAGGCGGCGGCCATCCTTATACTACTATGTTTGCAAGATGGCGTAATTAGCACCTTATTTTAGTTTAACGGCTTAAAGTAACATAAGAATATTTATATTTTACTTTGCGGCCTTAAAGTAACATAAGCATCTATAATACTATGTTCACAAAATACTAATGTTCATTTTACGTGAACGCTAATACATCTTACCGTTAGCTAAGAACTTATCGGCCCAAACATTAACTTGTTCTACGTAAAAATCGCCATTGTCAGTAACGTTGACGATGGCGAAACCATTAGCCCACAATTGGCGCTGAAACCTTGGCATATAGCTAAAACCTTTAGATTTAATATCATATAACCCGCCAATATTAAACGCGGCTCTATTGCCTGAATGATAGCATTGAACGCGGTGTGTATGGCCAAACATGACTGAGTGCTGCGTTTTATCTAAATGCGCTTTAGCTGCATGTATAGACGTGTAAACGCCGTGAACTATATCTAAGTGTTTGCCTAACGTGAAAAAATCACTTTGCCAATCTGTTTTAACTTCCCATCCACGTTCATACAGGTATAATGCATCAGTAGGATTTATTAAAGCACCGCCGTATTTAGCATTATCCTTTTCTTTGATATGCCTAAAGTATCGGTCTTCATGGTTGCCAAATAGAAAATACTTTTTAGCGCCTTTGAACGCGCTGTTAATATCATCAATACCCTGCAATCCGTCTATATATTCATCTTGCAATGTTAGACCCGATAAGTTGGCCAATGATTCAGCATTATAGCTGCCTAAGGTGTATAAGTCTAAATAATCACCCGCTAAAACAATGCCATGTAAATTAGTGCCAAGTTCAGATATTAGCCTCAGTAGTTTTTGCCATAGTATCTGATTATGAAACGGCCTGTGAACATCACTAACAACTAACCAGCGCTGCAAACTTTTGTTTTGTCGGCGCTTATCATTTATTAGGTTTTTCCAATATTCTACTTCATCATTAGAATATACTTTAATTTTGGGGCGGTAAATCATAGGATTATAATTTTATATCTTGACAAAATGTATTGAGTAAATACCTAAGGTTATCAAGTAAGTCGGCCTGCCTTTCTTCACCTTTGCCTTTAATGATTCTGCGGCTATTATCGGATTTAATACGCAAACAGTCCATACGCAAGCCAGGGCATTTATCCTCATAAATCTGAAAGTCGGGGCACATGCTTATAATAGTATTTGTTTGTACGTAACTTTCAGCATGTAGGGGGTTAGCTTTAGGTACTACAAAGAAACGCGCGGGTAACTGCAATTCTTCTTGTATTATTTCGTAATATGTTTTAGAAACGCGCTGCCTACCATCGGAACGGTCACCACTTGCATCGCCTGTTATTTGTAGCGGAATAGTGCAGGGATAAATAGCAGTATCGGACCATCGCCCTATTTTCTTATTTGTTTCTGCAAATATCCATTCCCTAAACGCCTGGCATGTATCATATATTGATGCCTCACCGCGTTCTTCACTACCTATCTTAAATTCCTTTACGATGTGTACGCCGTACTTATAACGTGATTTAGCGGATATGTTAGCTGGCAATACAGTTTGTTTCATTACTGCGGCCGTCATAGGTATTTTGTTAAAGTCAAATGAAACGTAAATCTGCTCAGTTTCCCAATTGATTTTCTTTGAAGGCTGAAATACTTTTTGTTGAATGCTTTTGTCCTTTAGAACGTAAACCCATGCTTCACCTGAATAGTCAACAAAAACAGATTTGTATTCCTGTTCAAATGTTAGGCGGTCCAAATCGCGGCTGGCATCGGCTACTTCGTCAGGGTCAATAGCTGGGTTATCGGTTGTTTCCATTCGAAACGTTATCCAACTTTCGCTGCCGTTTTCGCTTTGAGGCAAGTCTATATCATTATAGCAATTTTTTTCAACGTTGCCAGCCTTAGCGCCGTTTCTGCATAGTTCGTACCAATAATTATCTTTACCCGCTGCTGTACCAATAAAAAAAGCCTCACCTTTGTAGTCAGTTAAGGTAGGGCGTGCAACTGTTTTCCAATGATATTCTAAAATATGGCTCGGTATCTTTTGCGTTTCTTCATAAATAACCCGGTGATATTTACGCCCGCGCCCTTTGTCCTTTCGCCCTTCATCGCCAATGGACCAAACTTCTAAAACGCCGCCGTTTAAAAACTGCATTATCTTTGAAGTTTCATCTTTATGTTTAATGATGCCGCCCTCTGATATTGTTTTATAAGTATCTACAATCTTATTCCATGATTGTGCAAAGTCTTTAAAGTCATCGACAAAGATACCTACAAATTTACCTTCAAATACAGCGGGGCTTATAAGCGGCAATGCAACCGAAGTAATAAGTTCAGTTTTGCCGAAACGGCGCGCGCAAACTATACAGTTAAACCTTCGCTTATTATCTAATATTCGTTTTTGCCCTGTGTGCGGCTTAAACAGTTGTATGTTTATGTTACGCGCCACTACTTAGCTTCAGGTGGGTACTGAATGTTTATGTTAATGTTTTTGTCATCTTGCGTTTCGCCCTTCGGTTCTATTATGCCATAGTTAAACCCTAACAATAGTTTAGTAATTGCAGGATTTGATTTGCCATCTAAGCCCCTTACTACTTTGTTTGTTAGTATTTTATGTTTCGCGCGCGCTATAAATACCGAAAATTCAGGCCTTTCGGCGTAATTCAAAAGCGTATCAGCATCACAATCTAAGAAATCAGCTAAACCATAGATAGTGTACGGTATTGGGTCTGGCAAATCAATTACTTCATAATAGTCACGTGTTTTTACAACTTCTTTTTTTGTACGTGAATCGCAATAATCAAAATACGCTTCAATTTTACTTTGCAGTTCTTCGGGCGTTTTAAATAACAGTTTTCTACCTGCAATTCCTTTCATATTTTCGTTTTAAGCAACTTTTAATAAGTTTTGATATCTACACACCACTTTAATATAAAAATGTCTTAAAATGCCGTTTAATTAAGTTTTAAGACTATATCTATATTATTATTAGTATTATTATTTATATTATTATTATTATTTATTATTATTGTTAACACTTGTTACATTAAGTGTAACACATAAGTAATTGATATATAGTACATGTTACGTGTTTACACCTGTTACGCTATATTCTACACATATATGTATTTTTTAGTTTAAATACGCATGTGTGTGTATGCGTCGTATGTGAGAAAAACCCCGTAACGGGTGTTAACAGCGTAACAACATTAAGAATCAAACGTTTATGTGTTACATGCTGCGTAACCTGTGTTAACATTTCAAATAAAAAAACCGCTGCACTTGTTGAACAGCGGTTAGCGGCAAACCGCAGTTAAGGCAAAAGTAAGTATTAGTTTTAAGATTTTAAAACTTTTCGATGTGAAAATTCAATATTTGATTTTTGATAGTTCAAAGGATTGCCATCTAAAAACGTCATAGTGTACTTTAAATCATGGTTTTTAAGCGGAAAAAGCAAATGATGTAATAACATGCCAGTATTAGTAATAATCCTGTTTTTTTTAACATGCCATTTAAAGTTTTTGCATTTTTCATAATCAGAATCATCAATTATAATGTAGTCAATACAAAGATTGCGTTTGAAGATTTGAAGTAGTTTCATGGGGTATTTTTTAGTTTATCTAATAATATATCAACATGGCAATTTTCATCTAACTTACAACTACATGCTAAATTAAAACCTTTTAATTCTTTTAAACTTAATAGCTTCTTTTTATCTACTACCCAATCAAGATATATCTTATATAGCTTTAAAGAATCTTCGCGGCTAAATTCATCAAGTTTAAATGGGTTGCCATACTTAGTTGACCTATCAACTTTTTTTGTGTTAGGTGGCATTTTTTCGCCTTTGTAGCGTTCTTTACTGCCAAATTTAACTCTATTCATAAATTAAGTGTTTTAATAGTATAAAGAATCTGAGCTTCATTTTTAATCATTCCTAAATCAATACCCTGTGTAATAAACTGCTCAATCTTTGTAATTTTTTTAAGTTCATTTGCAGATGCTAAATTTCTCATGCCTGCAAAATGTTTTTCAAAAACACGTTCATTTATAGCCATAGCATATTTATAAAATTCAGCATTAGGTATAATTTTTTTAATAGCATCATTCATTGGTCTATATTCAGTACCAGCTTCAATACGGTCAAATATTAGGCTATCTGTTAACCAAATAACAACTTTAGCATAAATCATTGGATTTAATTCCATTGCTAATAAAACCCATATATAAGGATTGCACATAACTTCTTTTGTATGTCTTGCTCCTGTTGTTTTATATACATTAAGTGACTTTAATAATTTTGCAATTCCCATTTCATTTATACGTTCTATAAAAGAGTTAATTGACTCGTTTATGTAACCTTGATTTTCTAGCAAATAATAAACACGTTCTTTAAAATCTTGTGTTTGCATAATCCAAGTTAATGACCTTTCGGACCAACCATATTCCCATCTTGCTGCTTCATAGGCTTTTTGTAATGCCGTAACTGATAAAAATCCTGTTTTTGTTTCTTGTTTAATTGTGATGCCAAAAAGTTCACGGTCTTTTGATTGCATAATTACATTTGATTTCATAAAATATAAATTTTAATTGTTAATACTACAAAGATAGTATTTTATATTTATATTTCAAAGGTTATAAATAAAAAACCCTACATTTTTGCAGGGTTTTAATTACTTTTATTTTTCTAATTCCGTATTAAAATCTGATTTTTTCAGCAAATCAGTATAATTCATAGTGCTTTTGCGTGCAACATCGCGTCCAAATATTTTACCGAACTTTTCAGCTGCATCTTTAACAGCGTATGTTTCAGCAGCAGGTGCAGCTTTTTGTACGCCATCGGTTTTTACTGCATTCCAATCGGTAGCACCAGCACCTTTATCAGTTTGAACAGGTGCGGCACCAATGCCATCCTGCCATTCTGTTTCGCCTGTAAGTGGGTTTATTACATTTAGTCGAACGGTTACAACAACTGAGTTAGCTACTATCTGAGTATTGCGAATTTCAACCCACCAGCGCGGATAAATTTTAGTTAGTAGGAATTCTATTTTTTCAATCGGAATATACTTATATCCGCGAATAATTGGATGTTCTGTAAGCCATTTAGCAGGCGGATCTTGATTAAGTAAAACAGTTAAAGCGTTTTGTTTTAGACTGTCTTCGTTGTCAGTCATTAACTCGTTAAGTGTCGGAAGTTTTGTTAGTTGTGTCATAATGGTTTGTTATTATTTAACCCAGTTAGGCAATGAAAGAATATGAATTTTATTATCAGTTGTATAGCCGTGGAAGTTATTAGTTTCCTTGCATTTTTTAAGCGTTTCAATATCGGCTAAATATTCTTGACGGCCGCGTTCGATAGCTTCGGGGTCAAGTTCATAAAGTTCAACATTAAACGGCGCTTCTTTTTCAACAGCTATAAATATAAACCGTTCAGCCTTTGTTAGGTCCATATAAAACGCCGCTTGAACGTGATAGCGATAATTCCAAACAGATTTAGCAAATTCACCGGGTGCTGAATTAGTTGTTGTTTTAAGGTCAATACAAACGTTATACTTTGTGTTTAAGAAATCTACTTTGCACTTAGCGTCAAGTTCTGCAATTTTACCGAATATAGGTAGTTCAGCTTGGCCCTGTTCTAAAAGTATAGCAGCCTTTGCATGTGCTAAAACAGCGTTTCTAATGTTTAGGGCCAATTCGTAATCTTTATGCGATACAAATAATTCTTTGCCTTCACATAAAGCCATAAAAGAATCATAAATCAATTTACCTTCTTTTGTACGGCGGTCGCATTCTGGCATAACGGCGTAATTATCTTGATTAAATACAACACTATGAACTAAACTACCTAAGTTCATTGCTGAAGTTGGCGCTTGTTTTTCGCCTTCTATATAGGCTTTATAATGCGCGGGTGACTTATGTACTAAGTCTAAAAGTGATTTACTGATGTACTCAGTTTTACGGTGATACTCTTGGTTTGTCATAAATTTTAAAAATATTTTATTAAATAATAGCACAAATTTAAAAAGGTTTTTTAACTTTGCAACACAATTGAACGAAAAAATAAAAAATATTATGAAAACATTTGAACAGTTATCTATTAGATGCGACAATTTAGGCATCAGTATTTCGGAACTTTGCAGGCGCGCGGAAGTTGGGCGGCAAACGCTTGAATATTGGTCTAAGGTAGAACCGCAAACATTGATTATCTATTTTAAACTTATGAATGCTTTAAACCAAATCGAAAATGAACACAATACAGCTACGGCCATATCAATCGAAAAGCGTAAGCGACATAAGAGAGAGTTACCGACAGGGTAACAAAAAAGTTTTATTTGTGTTACCAACGGGCGGCGGCAAAACAGAAACGTTCATTTTTATGGCAATGGAAGCAGTTAGCAAAGGTAAGCGCGTTTATTTCTTAGTGCACAAAAAAAACCTTGTCAATCAGATTTCTGAACGTTGCAAAAGATACGGTCTAAGACATGGATTTATAGCAGGCAACAGACCAAAACAGTATTATTTACCAGCGCAAGTTTGCAGCGTTCAAAGTTTAAAAAATAGGCTTAATGAAGTACCTCAACCTGACTTATTGATTATAGATGAAGCGCACCATTCAAACGCTGGAACATGGAAAGATATTTTAGATTTTTATAAAGATTCTGTTTATGTTTTGGGTGTTACTGCTACACCGTGGCGCGGCGATGGTCAAGGATTAGGCGATGTATTTTCTGATTTAGTTTTAGGGCCGTTACCCGCTGAATTAGTGCAAATGGGTAATTTGGTAATGCCTGAATATTACAACTTCAAACCGTTGGCGGATTTTACTAAGATTAAAAAGGATAAAAACGGCGAATATAAAGCTGATGACTTGTTTAAAGAAATGGATAAACCAGCGATAACAGGAAATGCAGTTGAAGAATATAAACGTTTGGCACCGGGTGAACCTGCTATATATAGCTGCGTAAATATTAAGCATGCTGATAACGTTGCAGCGGCATTCAATGCAGCAGGATTTAAAGCGGTTTCTATAAATGGAAACTTTCATGAAAACGAAGTTAAAGAAATTATATCGCGGTTCGCGATTCGCGATATTCAGATATTAACGTTTTGTGATTTGATAAGCGAAGGCACAGATATACCAGCCGTATCAGTTGTTGGTATGTTACGCCGCACAATGTCGCTTAGTTTATATTTACAGATTGTAGGGCGCGGACTTAGACCGATGGCAGGCAAAGAACGCTGTTTAATACTTGACCATGTCGGAAACCAAAAACTACATGGGCATCCACTTATGACGCGCGAATGGACATTAGAAGGAATGCAAAAGCGAAAACGCAAAGATACCGATGAACAGATTGATAATGAATACAAAGACTGTACAGAATGCTTTAGAACTTATGAAAAAACACACGCTGCATGTCCTTACTGCGGTTTTGTTGAGCCTGTAAAGGTTAGCGAAATTGAACAGGTTGCAGGCGTTGCCGTAAAAGATGAAACTACCTTGGACGAACTATTGAAAGTTAAACGTACTGAGCAGGCAAAAAGCCGAACACTTGAAGACCTATGGCAGTTAAAAATTCAGCGCGGTCACAAAGATAAATGGGTTTATTTTGTATTTGAAAGTAGGGTTTTAAAAGACAAAGGTTCGATTGAATACATAAACAATAAACACGGATTGAACGCTATAAACCGCGATGACTTGAAAGCTGCTGTAATGCGTAAATGGAACGAATTTTATAAAACTAAAAAACATTGAATTTATCACAAACCCTGTGTAGTTTATGTGGCGAAAAACAAGGCTTTATTAAAAGTTCAGGTCTTAAGCATCGTTCAATCCGATGCCACAGGAATATTTAAAACTTAACATTATGAAACAATTAACAGCATTTATTATTTTAGTAGCCGTTTTATTTGGCTGCAAATCAGAACCAAAAGTTATCGTAAAAACCATTTACATAACACGCGACACATGCGATACGGATTCAGATTTTATAAATGCAATCGGTCATATTGAAACACTAAACACCGATTCACTTATAGGTGATAGCGGCCGCGCTTATGGTAGATATCAGATGCATGCGGTTTGTGTTAAAGGTTCGGGCCTGCAAGACTTGCTAAATTACCAGCACAAAGACATGTTTGATTCTGTTAAAGCTGAACGCGTTTTTTGGGCGGTTATGGGTATCAATTGCCACGTGTACGCGCAAAAGTACGGAAAATATCCAACTTATGGCGAATTAGCGCGAATGTGGAACGGCGGCCCAAATGGTTATCAAAACGAAGCAACATTAAATTACCTTAAAAAATTTGAACAATGCCACGCAAAAAATTAACAGATTACGAAATACTTTTAGAAATTTTTAGGCGGGTTTATGCTGTTAGCGAACCGCCTGCTGATTTCGATAAGTTAGTAGCTGAAGCAGAAACTAATGAGTTCGGTCAAAAAGTCATAAAATATTTAGATTACGAATGTGACGACCAAGTAATGAAAGATATTTGTGACAAAACCTTAGATGAGTTTAAAGTCAAAGGTTGGAAGCGAAAACAATTTTTCATGACATTTTGGTTAGGATGTTCACCAAAAAGTAAAAATAGATTATCATGAGTTTAGATGTAAGTTTATATCGAATAAAATATGTTAGCTATGATATGCTTAATTTTAAAGAAGAAAAAGAAGAACTTTATAGTGCTAACATAACACATAATCTTAATGTAATGGCAGAACAAGCAGGTTTATACAAAGCACTTTGGCGACCTTATCAACTGCATAAAGATTATATACATAGCGAAGACTACAAAATAGAAATGGAATTTGAAGATTCAGTAACTATTTTTGCTAGTGACATAGTAGATATTATTGAAGAAGGTTTAGATTTGCTTAAATTAAGACCAGATTATTTTAGTAAGTTTAATTCACCTAATGGTTGGGGTAGATATGTAAACTTTGTGCCATTTGTTGAAAAATACCTAAATGCATTAAAACAATATCCCGATTCAATAGTAGAAGTAGATAGATAACATGAAAGAACAAAACCTATACAAAGCCCTGCAAGCTAAACATAGTAAACAAGGCATATTATTTCGAAATAATACAGGCACAGCTTACCAAGGTAGGCGCGGACTTATTAACGGCATGATTATGCTATCAGATCCGCGACCTATTAGTTTCGGTCTTTGTGTAGGTAGTTCTGATTTAATAGGATGGACTGAAATAATTGTAACGCCTGACATGGTAGGACAAAAAATTGCTATATTTACCGCTGTTGAGGTTAAAAACGAAAAAGGCAGGGCAACCAAAGAACAATTAAAATTCTTAAAAGCTGTCCGAAATGCAGGCGGAATAGCACGATTAACAAGATATATTGATAACGAATTTAAAAATGATGAGATATGAAAGCAAAAGAATATTATCAAAATTACTTAAATAATATAAATAATATTTCATTTGAATTTTTAATAGTGAGTTCATTAAAAGATATGACTATTGAAATAAGTGATATAATAAATAAAAGAAAAATTAAAGATGATAATGCTGCTATTTCAGTTATAAAAGAAGTTAATCAAAAAGCTAATTCATATATAAATATGGTTAATGCACATTTATCTGAAGAAAATAAAATTCGACATAATGCACTAATTTATTTTATTGAAAGCGAAATTCCCAAATTAAAATCAATAGTTGAACATCTAAAATAAATAGTAAAACCTACAAAAAAAATAACTTATGACAACAGATGCAGAAAAACTTCTCGAAGACTTAAAACAGGAAGCTATAAAAATGGATGCTTATATCAAAGATGATACTAAGCGGCAAAATTACAGGCAACTTAAAGAACGGCAACTTTTAACGCTGCAAAATATTATTATTGCACTTGAAGAAAAAGAACAAAGTTTTTTTGAAAAACAAATTACCTTCCCACATTCAAAAGACTTAGAACAGGTAATTTTAGGTGCTATCTTAGTAGATAATAATGCCCGCGACAAAGTTAATTTTTTAAGCCCTGAACATTTTTATTTTGACAATCACAAACTTATTTTTGAACTTTGCCAATCGGTTGAAGTAGTAGATATAATAACCGTGGCTGAAAAATTAAAATACCGTTGCGGCGGCCCTGCCTATTTAGCTGAATTAACAAACCGGGTAGCAAGTTCTGCTAATTTAGAATACCACGCAAGAATACTAATTCAAAAGCATGTGCAGCGCGAATTGATAAAAACATCTGTTGAAATGATAAATACTATTATGGCTGATACAGAAGATGTTTTTGAAACGGTGCGCGGGCTAATGCAAAATATTAAAAAATTTAATGTAGGCAAACAAATCATAAGACAATGAAACAAGACAAACCAATAGACTGGGAACAAAAACCGAAACAAAGTACAAAGAAACCGAAAGCAGAACGGCCAGCAGCATCAGCACCTGAAACAGATAAAAAAGGTTTTATAGGTGGCTATTTTCGGCCGTTAGGATGGGGTATTGAAGATGGGCAAATGCTTTACTATTTCTACATTCGTTCAACAATGTCAATAGTAAAGTATAAAGCTGCTGCAATAAACAAGGCTAATTTATTAAGCATAGCGCCGTTAGAATTTTGGGTAACAAGTTTTCCAAATCGTGACAATAGTAATTACGAAGTAACTACGGCGGCAGATTATCTTATAAATTTCTGTAATGCGATTGGTTTTTACAATACTGAAAACATACGCGGTCGTGGTGCATGGCAGGAAAAAAACGGCGTAGTATTTCATGCTGGGCAACAGCTGATACAGGATAAAAAGCGCTACAATTTAGGCGGCTTAGATACAAAATACAGCTATGTTTATAATAAGGCTATTGATATGCCAATTGAATCCGCGTTATTACCTACTGAGGCGGGTATGATACCTAAGATATTAAATAAACTAAATTGGCAAACAAAGGCCGATGCAATACTATTATCAGGTTGGTTAGCATTGGCGCCAATTTCAGGTATATTAAAATGGCGGCCTCACGTTTGGATAACAGGCCCAAGGGGAAACGGTAAATCGTGGGTTTTGGAAAATATTATAAATGAAGTTATCGGTAATATTGCAGTTAGTGTACAGGGCACAGCGGCAACCGAACCAGCAGTAAGGCAAAAATTAAATAGTGATGCACTACCTGTTACAATTGATGAAGGTGAAGGTAATGATGAACGGGCCGCGCAACGTATGCAAGAAATTATAGGATTAGCACGTGCAGCAAGTAGTGAAAAAAGCCCTGCTATAGCTAAGGGCGGCAAAGATGGAAAAGCTATTGATTATTTTGTTAGAAGCTGTTTTTTATTTGTAAGCATAAACCCGCAATTAGTAAATGATTCAGATAAGCGGCGTTTTTGTGTTTTGGAACTAAAGAAATTACCTGACCCAAAACAATTTAACGAACTTGAAAAGCTAAAGAATAAAGTTATTACTGATGACTTTGGGCCACGTTTTCAGGCGCGAATGCTAAACTTAGCTGATAACATACAAAAAAGCATTAAGCTATTTACAAATGCCGTATCGTTATTAACTGAAGATAGGGCAGTAGGTGACCAGTTCGGGGCGCTTATGGGCGGTTGGTGGCATACGCTGCACGATGACCCTGTAACGGCCGAAATAGCATTAGAAGAAGCGGCGGCGATTTTAGACATGCGAAAATATGAAGAAGACAAAGAAGATTTAACAGATGAACAAAGATGCTTACAACAGATTTTAAGTCAAGAAATACGAATAGAAGCCGAAAATTACGTAGGTAATAAAACAATAGGTGAATTAGTAGAATGCGCATTTAATTACCAGCCATCAGTTAAGCCATCGCAAGCCGAAGCAAACGAACGTTTAATGCGTTTAGGTATTCGCGTAATTGGTGATGAACTTTTAATACTAAATACATCTGTTTATGTAAAAAAAGTTTTAAGCGGCACACCTTGGCAAATATCATGGAATACTATTCTTTTAAGGCTTAAAGGTGCATCACGCCGAAGTAATACGCGTTTTGCGGCTGGTATGTCGGGGCGTTGCGTTTCAATAAATTTAAAAAATTTATAAAAATTTTTATAAAAATAGTTGCAAATATAAAAAAGGGTTGTATCTTCGTGTCAGGATTTGATTAAATAACAACAAAAAAACTTCAGATTATGAAAACACTTAAAATCTACCAACGCTTAATTATTCAGGCGTACACTTCAAAAGAAATATCTACAATGCTTTTAAATCTTTACATAGCATTAGCCGATAATGATATGCAAGATATAAAATCTATTATTGAACGCTTTGAAATTACCTACGAAGAAATAGAACAGATACAAACATTAACAAACAGATTATTAACTTCAGAATGACACCAAAGGATAAAGCAGCTGAACTAATAGAGCGTTATAGCTTTGGGCGCTGGCAACAAATGACAGATGTTGAAAAGCTGCACACTATAAATATCTGTTTAATGGTTGCCGATGAATTAGGCGACTGCGTTGTATCGGATTTATTAGTACACGTTTTGACTGATGAAAAAACAACCGAAGTAGTACAGTATTACTATGATGTATTAAATGAAATTATTAACTTTAAAAACTTCTAAAATGAAAACGACAGCAGAATTAAATTACGATGGTTTTACCATTACAGTAGTAGGTATTTATAATGAACCTGAACGCGGCAGCCGTGACCGTTGGGGCGCACCTGAAGAACCCGATTGCGATGCATGGTTTGAAATTATCAGCACACACATAGATGATAAAGAATTTATTGATAATGATGAATTAGCTATGTTTTTAAATACATCTGAATCACATATTGAAGAACTTTTAGATGAAGCTTTACAAGATGCTTACGATGCAGAATTAGAAGCATATCACGAAGCGCAAGCCGAATCATATTATGAAAATTTAAGATGCCAGTATTATGATTAAGGATGTAATAATATTTATTGTTTTGGCTGCTGCCTGTTATAGTTTAATAGATTGCAGCCGAGAATATAAAGCACCTGAAATGATAAAATATAACGGTGCTGATACTTTGAAAATAATGATACACAATGATTCGATAACAAGTATAAAACCTTTGAAATGACAGCAGTAGAATGGTTAAAGGAAAACATACCCGATTTAGGTAAATATATTCCATTTGGTGTATCTATTGAATTGCACGCTAAATTTCAGCAAGCCCTCGAAATGGAAAAGCAGCAGATAATGGAGGCGTATAACGATGGGCAAGCAATACCTCCATTTGATTATGCAGAAAAATATTATGATAGAAACTACAAAAAAGATAAGTTATGACAGCTGGAAAGACAGCATTTTTTAACTTAAAGACACACACAATGGAAGAACTAACAATCGAAATGGCAAACCAAATGCCTTTTATAGATTGGGTAAAACATTTTAAACCCGACTGGACAGATGAACAATGTGAGTTTTATCTTTGGGAATACACTTGCTTTCCATTTGGATTTAAAGAAGTAATTAAACAGCTAAACGAACAACTTTTAAACAAACACACACATGAAAACAGCAATCTTAATTTTAACAGCGCTGCTATTATCGGCGGCAACATTCCCGGCACTAAAAAAACAGCCAAAACAAAATCACATTGAGCGTTATATAAACCGCTTTTTAAAGACTGCAAAGCAAGAAGCTAAATTGTATAACATACCTGTAAGCATAACGCTGGCACAGGGCATTATAGAATCGAATGCAGGGCGTTCAAGTTTAGCAGTTAAACATAACAATCACTTTGGCGTAAAGTATCGCGGTAGGGGCAAATATGCGATTTATGCAGATGACACCCCGCGAGATAAATTTCAAGTGTATAAATCAGCGTGGTGGTCATATCGCGACCATTCAAAGCTGCTAACATCTAAGCATTACAGACATTTAACAAAGCTAAAACGCACGGATTATAAAAGCTGGGCGCACGGTCTAAAAAAATGCGGATATGCAACTGAAAAAAAATATGCTCAAATACTTATAAGTGTCATTGAAAAATATGAACTTTGGCGCTATGATTTACAAGTTTTTTCACGATAAGATAGAAGGCCATGAATGGCTAATAGTTGAACATTTACCATCAGGTAATTACAAAGCTATCTGCACCCGCGAAAATAGAATTTATAAATTAGGCGATGTAAAAACATTTTTTTTTGATGACTTTGATATATGGTCAAAAGGTAAATTTAGGCCAAGCAATCATTCTTTAACACTTAAAACAAAATACGATGGTAAACCGCGTTACGCTAATCGGTAGAATTGGCAAAGAACCTGAGCAAAAAACATTTGGCGAAAAAACATTAACAAAATTTAGCTTTGCAACA